CGTTCCCGATTCCTGCTGAAGTGCGCGGGATGAGGGCGTTATCTGGCCTGCAATACGCCATCGCGGTCTGTGGCAATCGGGTCTATCGAATTGACACCAGCCTTGCCTATATCCAAGTCGGAACATTGACCACTAGCTCTGGCCCGGTGTCGATTACCGACAACGTGATGACTACGCAAGGGCTGACCGCTTATCTGGTCGATGGGGTCAATCGGTATTACTACGTCGTGGCGACCAATACGTTTGTGACGCTGCCACCGTCGGATGGCGACTGGCAGGGCGCAAACACCGTCGATACGGTGGACAACTATGTGGCCTACAACGAGCCGGGAACGCAAAACTGGGCTGTGACTGACTTGGGGTCGCCGCTGTCCACCACGGGGCTGTACGGGGCTAAAGATGGGTCGCCGGACAAGCTGGTGGCGCTGATTATCGACCACCGGCAGGTTTATCTGATGGGTGAGGTGACTACCGAGGTCTGGATCGATGTCGGCAGTCAGATACCCAACATCATCACGTTTCCATTTCAGCGGGTGTCTGGCACCAGCTCACAGAATGGCTGCGGTGCGCCGTTTTCGATTGTCCGCTTTGCCGAAACGTTCATGTTTCTGGCGCGGGATACGCTGGGAACCGCGACGATTGGCATGATGAAGGGCTACGAGTTCCAGCGCCTATCGACCCACGCAGTCGAGAATAGTCTGGTTGGGCAGATGGTCGAGGACGCAAGGGCATGGTCATTTCAGATCGAAGGCCATGAGTTCTACGTTATTAATTTCCCGTCAATTGACCTGACATGGGCGTATGACCTAGCGACCGGCCAATGGATCAAATGGCTGTGGTGGGATGCGCCGAACGCAGTCTATAAGCGCCACCGCGCCCAATGCGGTATAGCGTTTGCAAATAAGAACTTAGTAGGAGATTACGAAAACGGCAAGATTTACAGCCTCGACTTTGACGCTTACACCGACGCTGGCAACCCGATCCGCAGGCTGCGCAGAGCGCCGCACCTGACCACAGATTTGCAGCGGCAGTATTTCGAGGAATTCCAGATTCAGTTTCAGCCCGGTGTTGGCCTGACCAACGGGCAGGGGCAAGACCCACAGGCTATGCTGCGCTGGTCGAATGATGGCGGCAGCACTTGGAGTAACGAGCATTGGGTCAGCATGGGTCGTGAGGGCAATTACGTCAACCGTGCGATTTGGCGGCGGTTGGGCTGGTCGCGGGATCGGATTTTTGAAGTGGCAATTACCGATCCGGTAAAGGCTGTAATTGTGTCGGCGAATCTGAAGGCATCGGCAGGCGATAACTAATGGTCGCGCTTACCAATATTCGGTTTCCGACCAGCCCGTTTATTGAACCGGCCACAGGCCGACCATCGCGTGAGTGGATTCAATGGCTGCAAAACCCCAACGTAATCAGCAGCACGGTGGAATATCAGATTATTAACGGTGGCGAGATTAACAACACGGTCATCGGCAACATTACGCCAGCGGCAGGCACGTTTACCCTGCTGACTGCGTTAAATGGGATCGGCGGGGGTACATTCTGATGGATTTAGAACTAATTTCCGAAGCGCCTAGCCGAGAGCAAATTGACCGGCTACAGGCTGAAATGGCAAAGCTGCCGCAGGCCGAGCTAGAAACCGAGCATTTCTTTAGTCCGGGAATGTACCTGCGGCGGGTGTACCGGCCTGCTGGCACGTTGATTGTTGGGAAAGTCCATAAAAAGCCGCACTTTTTTCTCTGCGCTAAAGGGGAGATAATTGCTTGGACTGAAACGGGAATGCGCAAATTGCAGGCTGGCGATGTGGTCGAATCCCAGCCGGGAACCAAGCGCGTGACGCTGGCGGTAACAGATTCGATTGGGGTGACGGTGCATTTGACCGACAAAACCGATCTGGATGAAATTGAACAGGAATTAGTCGAGCCGGACGATTTGGCCTTGTTTGATTCGTCAAACAAGTTGAAGCAAATTATTGGCGAAATGAAAGTATTGCAAGGGGAAAAACTATGACTTGGGTTGCTGTTGCCATCGGCGGGAGTGCAGTTCTTGGATACATGGGGACACGAGAGCAGGTAGGTGCTGCGCGTGAAGCCGGTTCGCAACAACTTGCCGCAACCAAATACGCTGCTGATTTGCAGCGTGAAATGTTCGACATCATCAATAAACAGCAAGCGCCGTACCGCGAAGCTGGTTATGGTGCTTTAACCCGAATTGGCGAATTGTTGCCAAGCATGACTAGACCACTTACCCGTGAAGATATTTTAGGGATGCCCGGATTTCAAACCGCCATTGAACAAGGCACCGGCGCAGCGCGGCAAACCATGAATGTTGGCGGTGGCGGGTCAAATGTAGATCGCGCAGCCCAAAAGTTTGCGATTGATTACACCGTATCACAAGCGATGCCACAGGCGTTGCAACAACGTCAAAACATTTATAACACGTTGGCAGGCATTGCTGGTGTCGGCCAGACAGCACAGGGTCAAGTGTCGCAAATGGGTCAAAACGTTGCCAGCAATATTGGTCAAGCTGCAATCGGCGGTGCAAGTGCTTATGGTGCTGGTCAAATTGGCGCAGCTAATGCGTTAGCGCAGGGTTACAGCAACATTGGAAATCAAGCGTTGATGTACGCTTTGCTGAAAGGGTAAGACATGGCTGATTTGACCGTAACGCCCGTTGGCGCAAATGTTAAGCCAGTTCAAGGGATGAGCTTGGGCGATGTGGTAGGTCTTGCGCGTGGAGTGCAGCAATATCGCGCTGAAAAAGAAATTTTGCCGGAGCAAGTTTCGCAAGCAAAATTAGCCACCACCAAACAAGAGCAAGACCTTGCGCAGTCAAGGGTAAGGGCAATCGCTGACAGTCAAATTGCGCTTATCAACGACCCGTTAGTGTTGATGGCCGAAGAAAACCCGAATGCGGTTGATAAAACACAACTGGTTAATTTGCTACAAAAGCGCGGCACGACGCTAGGTAAAAACTTAGGATTGCCAGAAAACAAAATTAATGAATTGCTTGTTCCATATTTAGACCAAGCACAAAAAGACCCCGGCCAATTACGCACGTTTTTGAAACAGCGTCACATTGAAGGTCTTGACCAAGCTGGTCGCACTTCGGTGCTGGCTGGCACATTGACCCCTGTTACAACCGGCGCAGGCACAACGTTTATTCAAGCGGGTGAATTTGCGCCAGAGCGTCGCGGTGCGCCTGTATTGTTTGCGCGTAAGACATTGGCACCGGGTGAGCAGATCGTTGCAGGCCCGACCGATCCTGCTGGCAATCCAACTTACAACATCCTTGACCGTACTGGTCGCGTGGTTCAAAGCGGCCTGCTGGCTTCGCAGTTGCCAGAAGTGCCGACTGAAATTGAGCCAGTTGGCGCGGCTATTGAGCGCGTGCCACCCGCAAATGTGCAGACAGTTCCGGCACCTAAAAAGATGCCAGAGCCACGCGCTATTGCTGCGCCGCCGGGTAGTGGATTGGGGCCAAATGACTACAGCACTTTGCAGCAGCAAGTAACGGTTACTCGCGGCACAGTCGCAAATGCCGAAAACGCTTTGAAAGACATTAGAAATGTCGAAACGTATCTTGATGCCGCATTAACTGGTGTTGGTAGCGAAAAGCTGAATAAAGCATTGTCTGCGCTTGGTTTGGCTGGTTTGGATACTGCCGAGCAAAAAGCCGCAGCGCGTGAAATCGTTAACAAATCTTTGGCATCGTTGGTTATGCACCAAAACGCCACTAGCAACGGCAAATTTGCTGCTGATTTGGCGCAAACGCAAAATGCGGTGGCAAGTGTCGCACAGACTGATCCAGCCATTCGCAAGGTTATTGGCGACATCCAAGTGCTGATGCAGCATCAAAAAGATTACACGCAGGGCATGGACAAGTTGATTCAAAAATATCCACAGTTCGGCGCGTTTTCTAAAGCCTTGTACGACACCGCTATGAACGATGCGTATGATTTTAAAGCAATGGAAATCAACAACATCAAGCGCGATCCAAAGTTAAGCAATGAAGAAAAGCAGAAAAAATTTATGGCTTATTTGGAAAAAAATGGTTTGTCGATTGATGATGGCATGGAATTAAACGGCAAGGCAAAAATTTACAATGATTTAATCAGCGGAAACGTAGATATTGTTGATGGCAAAATTGTGCCAGCGCCGAAAAGGAAATAGTCATGGCAATTGCGACGGTAGGCGATGATGAAGATTTGTTTGATCGCGCATTAAAGGCATCGGCTAAAGGCAAAGGCGATCAGTCAGAATCGGCAGATATTTTTGATCGCGTATTACAAAAGGCTGCGGGTGGCAAAGTTGCGCCTGCGCAGCCTGCCGCAATAACACAGGCACCAGCTAAACCTGCTGCGGCTAAAACGCAAGACCGCACGGAAATGAAAGGCACTCAAGCCGAGCGTGATCGCGGTCGTGCTGAAATTCTTTTGCAAGAACGCCAATCCATTGTTGATCGCTTGTCCGATTCAAAGTTGACCGGCGATGACCGCTTGCGCGAAGAAAAAAATTTAGAAGCAATTAACCGCGAAATTGGCACTTTGCCAGCAAACCTGCGCCAGCCGCCGGTGGCCGCACCAGTTACGCCGGTAGCCGCCGCTGCGCCTGCGGCTGCGCCTGCTGCGCCAAAACCTGCTGCGCCAGCCGCCCCTGCGCCACAGCCCAAAGTTGCTGGTCTTGGCGAGCGTTTATTGCGTTCTGGCGCTGGATTGGCCGACACCGTACTAGGTGGCATCCAAGCATTGCCGGGTACTGCTGCGGCTGAAATAGGCTATGCGGGTGTCCGTGGTGCCGAAGCGCTTGGGCTAGTCGAGCCGGGTCGTGCTGAACGTGGCCGTGCTGCCGTATATAAGAAGTTTGTCGAGCCGTACACCCAGCCGGTCGGTCAAGCGTTAGGCGTGACTGAAACGCCAGAATATAAGGGAGAAGCCAGCCAGCAGTTGATGAAGTTTATCGGCGAGAACGTTAGCAAGGGTGTGGATTGGTTAAGCCGCACCACCGGCCTGCCTAAAGCCGACATCGAAAACATGATGGCGACAGCAGGTCTGGCTGCGCCTGCTGCAAGTAAAGCGCTGGTGTCTGAAGCCAGAATGATTGCTGGTTCGGTCAAGCCAGAGCCAAAGCCGCCGACAGCGCGGGTCGAGCCAACTATTGAAGGGCGTGTCGAGCCTTCAATGACTGGTCGTGTGAGCGTTGGCGCTGCTGCAGTGCCTGATGCTATGACTGTGCGGCAGGCATTGGCTGTTGCCAGCCCAGAGCTACGCGCAGAAATTGCCAGAATTCCAGCGGACAAAGTTAATTTAAAAGCGCTGCAACGTCAGATTGAAGCGGATTCAATTGGTGTTCGTTTAACTGAAGGCCAAGCGCTAGGTGATCCAATAAAATTGTCTAACGAAATGAATCGTCGCGGACGCGATACAGAAATCACTACGCGACTTGATGACCAAAACCAACGCTTGATTAATGCCATCGATGAAACCAAAGACATCGCATCGCCTGATGCTTTTGGCGCTCGAACAATGGATCATGGACAGGCAGTTATCGATGCCTACAAAACACTAGACACAAAATTACGGCAAGGAATTGATGCCAAATACCAAGCGTTGCGTGACGCTGCTGGTGGCGAATTTCCAGTTGACGCACCTTTGTTGTTAAAAAACGTACAAACAAAGTTAAAAAAGGAACTGCTGTCGAATGATGCGCCGCCATCGCAGTTCAAAGAACTAGAACGGCTGGCAAGTGAAAACGCCATGACATTCGAGGACTTTTTGTCATTGCGTAGAAACTTGGGGCAAATTGCTAGAACGTCGCCTGATGGCAACGTGCGCACGGCGGCGGGTTACATGATTGAAGAATTGGAAAAGCTGCCATTGCAAGAGGGTGCGAAGAAACTAAAACCACTGGCAGATCAAGCGCGGAAAGCTGCGCTAGAACGTTTTCAAATGCTCAAAAAAGACCCTGCGTATCGGGCGGTAGTGGATGACAAAATTGCGCCAGAAAAATTTATCGACACATTTGTAATTGGTGGCATAAATAAAAACATTCAGACCATGCTATCGCACTTGGATGATACTTCTCGGCAACACATAGCTGCGGGTGTTATCAATCATTTGCGTGAGCGCGGTGTTCCAAGTGGCGGCATTTTCAAACAATCAAGTTTTAACAACGCTTTGATTGCGCTAGATAAGGGTGATAAATTGTCGCTGATTTTTGACCCAGAATCGGCAAGCCGTTTAAAAACGATTGGTGCTGTCGGGAAATATACGCAAGCACAGCCAGCCGGATACTATGGCAATCATTCCAATACGTTTACAAGCGCGTTGGCTGAACGTAGCAAGGCAGCATTAGGTAAAGCTGCTGAAACATCATTAAACATGGCAATACCGTTTGCGCAAATAGGTTCTGCCGTTATGGAAGGACGGGCGCGGAGAGCCGCCGCCAAAGAAACGCAACGGATATTAAAACCGGGCGCAGGAATTAGAAATGAATGAGGACAAAATCGATCCAGTTAAATACGGTGTGCTGTGGCAAAAGGTTCAGGACTACGAGCGCCGGTTTGACGTAATGGACAAGAAAATGGACAAGATGGAAACCCAGCTCGAACACTTGGTTGCTTTAGCCAATCAAGGGCGCGGCGGGTTCTGGGTCGGTATGTCTATCGTATCGGCAGCATCGGCAGCAGCAGGGTATGTGATGTCATTTTTTGGCAAACATTGAAAGGGGCCACCATGAAAGACTACATTCTCGACCGAGCAAGAGAGCCATCCACATGGCGTGGTTTGACCCTGCTTTTAACCGCTTTGGGCGTACCGCTGGCACCAGCCTTGTCTGAGGCGATTGTCAGCGCTGGGCTGGCTGTGGCGGGTCTGATCGGGGTCGTGACTAAGGGATGACATTCAAGCTATCGCCACGTTCGGTCAAGATGTTGACCGGCGTTAATCCGCAGTTGGTCGAGGTCGTTCAATACGCTATTACCGTCACCAAAGTCGATTTCGCAGTTATTGAGGGCGTTCGCACGATGGCACGGCAGCGTGAGCTGGTGAAGCAGGGTGCCAGCCAAACGCTTAACAGTAGGCATTTAAGCGGTCAGGCGGTCGATCTGATGGCCTACATCGGCAGTCGGCCTAGCTGGGAGCTGAACCTATACGATGACATCGCCGATGCGGTGAAGGAAGGCGCGTTAAAAGTCGGCGTGGGTATTCGGTGGGGCGGCGCTTGGTCGGTGCCAAACATCGCCAAGTGGCCGGGAACAATGCAAGCGGCACAGAATAATTACGTCGATCTGTGCCGCCAGCAAAACCGCCGAGTATTCATCGACGGGCCGCACTTTGAATTAGCGCAATAAACGGTAAAACCACTTGTTTGCACGGCGCTGGCAGGTTATCTGGTAGCCGTGCTGCCGCAGTTCGCTAATGATGCTGTTTACGGCGCACACACCAGCGCGTTGGATAATATCCAGCGTCGTGTACTCACCACCCTGTTGCAGCAGTTTGTACACGCGCTGAAGCCGGTCTGACTTGTCGAAAGTGGCTGCATTCATAGTAATGGTTCCTGAATTAAATTATTTTTTCGGTTCCAAAAAATTGATGATTGATGCGATTCAATTCGTTCACGCATAATCATCGCCCGTGCTTCTTTAGTCGGCGGCGTGTAGGTTCCTTTCCATGCCGAATCAATCCCAACATTTCTGCCGATGTTTGTGCTGTCAGCAGAAGCAAAAGGAAATTGCTTAAAAATATCTGGGTTTAGCATTCGCAAACCATGAATTTTTGAACAAGGCCGACCACTTTTGTCGCACAAAACATCCATCGCTTGTCGCATACGATTCCACCATGCACCGGTGCCAATTTGTGCATATTGTCCAGAACTGCCTAAACAAATTCGGGGCCAATTAAGGACAAGGCGTTCTAGCCTTTCCAGACTTTCGTGCAAATGCCAAACTGGTGCGCCGACCCACGGTTTTGTGTTGCGCCACGGCCATTCATCAAGCAAAGCATCATTTGCGGCTTCATCACCATCAATGACATCAGGAATAACTGCAAAATCAAATGATGGATAACGATGCAATTCTGCAACCCATTCGTAAAATTCACTCCAATCTAAAATTGGTTTACCAGATTTCCATGCACTAAAAGCGCCGTTATCCAAAGCAAAAGATTGGCTAACATCTAGCGCAATAGTTAGTTGGTCTGGGTGGGCAAAAGATATAAAAGCATGGCCGCCAGAAACAGCCCGAACTGCGGCTGTCGCTGGTGTTATCGGCAAACCGTGATAGTGAATCATTAGTTGAAATCCGGAATGTCATCATCGAAATCGACCGGCTGGCGCTGTGGCACCGTCAGGCCACCTTCGCGTGGCTTCGGGTCGTTGATGTAGGCCCAGCCATCCCAGCCACCTTCTTTTAGCGGGATAACGTCGAGCTTCAACATTTCACCGTTTTTGGTAGCAATGACCGAGCCGATCCGCTGGTAGCGGTTTTTCTGCTGGCCCTGCGCGTTGGTATAGGTTCCGACGATGCAGCTAATTTCTTTAAGAACTTTTGACATTTTATTCTCCAATAATTTTGCGTAGCGCTTCAACTTTGGCATCGACTTCCGCCAAAAACTTTTTCACTTCAACTTCGGTGGCTTTGATCCATTGATCGTCGCGCATGACCCGATGAACGAACAACTGCGCTTTGGCAGGCATCCGTGGGTCGAACACAACGTAGTCGCACCATATCCTGCCAGCGCAGGCCATTTGCCATTGCATTTGGGCGAAATACTTGAATTCCACCGGATCAGCGGCCAGCCAGCACTCCAGCGCGGTCTTGGAACTTGGGCATTTAATCTCGACCATGCCATCGTTGCCTACTAAGCCATCAGGACTAGCACCAGACATTTCTATGGTTGGGTGCTGTAGGAAACCCACTTCATCCACCAAAACGCCTTTGTGAGCCTCATATGCGGCCCGTGCGAACGGTTCCTGATCGATACCCCATTGCATTTCGGCGTTGGTGTATCCATCGGCCTTGCTGCCGGTGACACGTTCCAGCACAAGCTGGGTTAGATAGTTTGCGCGGTCAGCGCCGTAGCCGGTTTTGGTTTTGGCTAAGACTTTGTGTACGTTGCTGGCGGTCGCTTTGCCTAGCCGGATGGCGAACCAATCTTCGCTGCGTTGTTCGATGTTATCCATTTGCTTTTTCCTTTTTAGCGCGTTCAACACGGGATTTCTTTGCTGCGATTACTTTGGCCTGTAATTCTTGATGTTCGCCGCAAGCCTCAATAGCGGCCTTAAACGCTACCGCTAATTCGTCGCTGCTGGCGGTCGCTTCAATGGCTGACAGGTGGTCGGTAATGTCCGGCAGTGGCTTAGATTGGCGGCGGCTGCCTGCGTTGCCATCATCATCTTCTGGGGCGATGCCGCAGGCGGCCATCAGGCTGTAGCGTCGAGCGTAGGTCAAAGCGCTGCCGTAGCCTTGCGGGTCTTGCTTGCTGGCCGGAACGTGGAGCTGGCCGCAGTTGATGACTTCGCCTGATTCATGCACAAAGACTGTTTCGACGATCACGCCGTCGTTGCATGGGCTAAGACGCTGGGTCAGCGCAATACCGTTGTTGTTGAGAGCATCGACCACCGCTTCGACGCAGGCAGCTAGATCGGCGTACCGGCTGCGGAAATGCGGGTTGGTGGATGATTTGAGTGCTGGGCCGAATTCCTTTTGTGCTTTGACCAGCGCCGCTGCTATTTGGCTAAATGTTGTCATGGTTTCCTCGTATTCTTGTTGACGGGCAA